CATGTATGCTGCGATACCGATGAGAAAGTGGAATACAATAAGTTGATATGGTCCTCCGTTATACAACCACTCGTCGATGGTTGCAGCTTCCCAGATTGGGTAGAAGTGAAGACCGATTGCGTTGCTTGACGGGACGATAGCTCCCGAGATGATGTTGTTTCCATAGAGTAGAGATCCGGCTACGGGTTCCCGTATGCCATCGATGTCAACTGGAGGAGCCGCAATAAACGCAATGATAAATGCAGTTGTTGCTGTTAATAGTGCAGGGATCATAAGGACACCGAACCAACCAACGTAAAGTCGGTTGTCGGTACTTGTTGTCCAGTCACAAAAACGCTCCCAGTTGTTAGTTGGTTTTGTTAATGTTACTGTTGCCATTTAAAAAATGCCAGGGATTAGTTGTCCAGTTATTATGTATGAACCAAGGGCAGCTACAAAACCTAGCATAGCTAGTTGACCGTTTACACGTTCAGCGTTATCAAAATAATCTTGTTCGATTACTTGCGCTTGTGCTTCGGTTGCGAATCTGTTTTGTCTTCCGCCTTGTTCAGTTGTAGTTGTCATTAATAGAATAAATAAAAGTACGTAGTGGCAGAGTACGATCTGCTTCGGGTCCGCCGCTATACTAATGTTTATACTATCACTTCAACTCCAGCTTCAGTAGAACCATTGGCTGTTTTACCTACCTGATCCTTGCATTGAGCGAGTTGAGCTGGGATTGATTCGTTATCATTGTAAGGAATAAACCAACGGTCACTTCCTTTACTTACCATATATTTAACCCTCATAGAATTGTCTCTTGCTGAGGGATCATAAGCTTTTGGCATAATTAAAATTGTAAGTTAGATCTTTCTAATTTATCGTATATATCCTGACGATAAGCAGGGTCTTGTTCGTAACGAGGGTCACTCATAGCTTGTACAACTTCAGCTTGACTACGGAATCCGTCTGTTGCCTTGGCTGTTTTACCTGACAACATACGTCCTTCATAACCTACTGCATTTTCATACTCAGCCTTTAATCCATTCACAGCTATTTGAACTACATCTAAATTACCATTAGATATAACACTGTTGAAAGCATCTAGTTGTCCCTCAGATAAATTATCAGTTGCCCAATTAATCATCTTCTTATAGTTACCTTCTCCTCCAACTGAGTTATGTACTTTATTTATCTCAGCTTCAGTCAAATCTTGTCCAGTAGCTGTAGGATCAGGAGTGGTACTATTTTGAATATCCATGTAAGCTTGAACTAAATCTTGAGCACTCATTTCTGAGAACTTATTCATAGTTTCTTCTGATAGCTTACCATCATTTTGATAGTATTCATCTGAAGCAGAATTTATCAAAGCTTTAGCTGGACTATCTTCTACTTCAGGTTCTTCTGTTTTAGCTTCTGTATCAGTTTCAGGTTCCTCATCAGATTGTTCATCTGATCCTAATTTCTTTTGCAGTTCGATGTACGCTTTCTCTAAATCTTCAGCGTTAGCGAACTTACCTGCATACTGTTTTGCCTCCTCTTCACCTAGCTTCTCGGCAACCTTTAAAGAGTCTTGCTCATCTGTACTTAACTCTGGTGCATCAGCTGGGGTTGGATCATACGTCAGTGTCTCTGTCATCTTTTACTCCATGAGCTGTAACTACTTTTAGATTGCCAAGTCCAACTGTTTCTACAAAATTAGGATCTAAACCTATAGAAGGTTTACCTACGAGTGGAGTTGGGGTGGCAATATCATTTTGAGAAACCAGTGGTTCTGGTTTACTTACCTTTGGAAGTGGCTTCTTAGCCACCTTCTTCGGGCGGGATGGTTTGTTGTTCATCTGTTGTTGCTTGATCGTATCCGTCTTGTAATCCTTGACCCAATGCTGGGTTCTTAGAAGGATCAGCCATTGGTGAGCTAGCAAGTTGGCCAGCTTGGTCAACCATTGCCATTGCCATTTGCTGTTGCTGTTGCGCTTGTCGCTCTTGATCCATAGTCTCTGCAGTCTTCACTAGATTCAATACATCTATACCTTGAGCTGCTGCTAGTCGTTTAATATATTCACCTGGATCTAAGTACTGTCCTATGATTTCTGGTCCCATAGTTTGGGCTAGAGTTTGTAAGAATAGTACTAAACTTTGCTGGTCTTGTCCTCTACCTAAAGCATTGACACCAGCTACTATCTCAGGTCGTACCAAATCTTTTGGTATCTTAGGTAGCTGTTGGCTACGTTGTAATATATGTAAAGTTCTATTTAAATATGGTACTAAGAACTCAACTGTTAGCAATGAGAATAAACCACCAAGTTGTTGTTCTAATTCCATCTGCGTGAGGCGTACCTCTTCTGCAGTTGTTCGTTCACTTTGCCTTACTTGTAACAACAAGAAAGCATCGCTGATTCTTCTTTCAAGACTATTGATTTGTTCAGCTGCAGTTCTAAAGTCAGCTGTCTTACCTACCTGTATAACACCAACATCATCAGGTCTACCCTGAACGATTGCTCCGTTACCAGCATCGGCTATAGTCTTAGGTTTTGTTGTAGATGATGGCGACACTAGGAACACAACTTTTGAAGCTGCTGCAGACCCTTCTACGAGTGCCTGAGAGAGTCCCTCAAGTGATCTTATATCACCAAGGAATTCTTCTACCCTTCCTCGACCGTAGTCTTCTCCATCCACAGTATTAAATCTGAGGACTAACCAAGGGCTTGTGTTCTTAGGTGCTGTACTACGACTGCCAGGAATTATCTTATCGAATGCTTCCTGATGCCATACCCATCTACCATTATCTTCGAGTCGGACGTAGGTGTATACCTCAACGTCATGATCATCAGATCCTGTCTTGTTTCCATCTTCTGCTGGAGAATTTGGTAAAGGATCTGGCAGATCTAGACCTAGCATCCTTCGACTTATTAGTTCCTTTGTAACGATTTCACAAACGTTCCCGTCTCCGTCACGATTAATAACATAACGATTTAGGGGAAAATTTTTCAGACCGTCTTTGTTCATAAATATTAATGCATTACCAGACACAATCAAATGCTTGAGTGCTTGGTGTACTACAACTCTATCACTAGAGGCATTAATATAATCCATAACCATCCTTTCCATTTTAGAAAAGGATAAATCTAATTCACTTCTTATCTCAGCGGGAATCTCTTGTCCAAGTTTGTCGTCTCTAATTTGAAACTTAAAGAAAGTTGTTTGTGGTGGTAGCAATGCAAGCATTAGCTTTGCTGCTAAATTCACTACACACTTAGAGCCTACTGACTGCCAAGGTGTATGTAACTTCTGATGGGTAGGACGGGAACTTAGATCTTCTTGTATAAGATAAGGCAGCGTTAATCTAGAACACTCAACTGCGGTATCAAGGAACTGACTTCTACCTCTTGTTAGTTGTGCGTATCTATCACGTGCTTTCATAGTTAACCGTATTTTGATGATTGCTGAGTTTTTTTCTTATCCTTATGTGTAACGCCGCTAACATCAGTTTTCTTAGGTACTTCTAATGTTTTCTTTGCTAATTCATCCACTTCTGCCCATGATGGTGTTGATGTACCTGACGTAGGATTCTTATAAGGATTGTCTGTTTGAGCTAATAATTCTGCTGCAGTTGGTGGGTCTGGATACTTAGGCGCACTGCCTCCTCCTCCTATACACATAATAATCTATCCATATTTTTCCGAAGCTTGGGAACCTTGATTCCAACTTGTTGTTGCATCACCAGTAGTAGGATTTACGTAAGGATTATTAGTATCACCTACATAAACATATTCATCCCTCATTTGTTTTCTTCTCCGCCGCATTGCAATATCATTTAAATAACTCATAGTTCTCTGACCTTTACCACCTCTAATAAATCCTCTTTCAAAACTTGGGTCATTAAATGCTTTAGCAAAAGTTTGTCCACCATATGCCCAGTTCTCTTCCTTTTGTTTGGTAGTTAATTCACCACCTTTGTCAGCTGTATGAAGTTCAAAGCCTGGCATAGCTTCCATAGCATCCCAACCAGTTTTATCTATAACACACATTTACTTCACCTTAGGTATACCTTGTGGTGGTGTGCCAGGATTCATACCTGGATCAATAGCATCAAATTGTTTGACACCTTTTTTGATTTGTTCTAATTTTTTCTTAGTCTTTTTCTTACCAGTAATTAAATCAGGATCTTCTGTTTCCTTTTTAATTTTCTCTGGCGATGGTATGTCATGCACTGGTGGCGGTGTTACCAATGGTGGTGCTGGTACAACTTGTGGTGCTGGTGCTGGTGCTGGAGCTGACTTACCTCCTCCTCCCATACACATTTATTCTTCCTCCTTTATTTTTCGTTTTAAATATTCTACCACGCTGGCTTGACCAGCACGATACATGATTGATTCAATGGATTCTTTAGGGTGGACAGGACTCCATTGAAAATGATCTTCTACTTCTTTTAGCAGATCATCCACCCTCTCGTTGTGTAGCTTAAGCGTATTTAGGGAGATTTGTGTTGGCATGTTCAAAGAATGCTGGCATTCGAGCAGCTTTGGTGGCAGAAAACTCTGGAGCTTTGCCATCATACATTAAGCGATCACTCGCATCCAGCCAAAAATTTTTGTTCAAATATTTATCGGCAGTATTTATACCTAGTGGTTCTAATACCCAATTAATAGTGGCTTTCCTAAGTTTATCCAAAGAAGGGCTAGGAGATAGACCCAACTCAGCACATACAAGGCTATTCGTTCCGACATGGATCTGCTCGTCCCTGGAGATATCGGCAGATACAGTACGAAGAGCAGCATCCCCATTAAACCTAAACATAGGGAGTAGAACGAAGAAGATGGCCCGTTCTGCGACCAAAGCTTTGGTAATTGTATGGTCAGGATGTTTAATCCATGCATCTCTTAGTAACTTCCCCTCCTTTTCGTCTTTATCATTTACATTATGTACATCAGCTATATATCCCAATGCGAGATCGTGCCTTTCCTCATCTTCAACATTCGATTCAAGGAGTTTTCTGGCATTATCGGGAACACTCTTCTCCAAACCTTCACGAATGAACGCTCCAACAGGGAGCTCCATATGGCGTATTGAGAGAGCACGTTTGATGGTTTCTTCGGCACCTTCTTTTACCTCTCCTTTGGTGGGTTTTACGGGTGACCACTTACGTTTGCGGTCTAATAGTTTATCATAAGGATGTTTTCTCATT